CCTCCACCAGAACCACCAGGTGTTCCAGATTGTCCTCCACTTAAAGGGTGTCCTCCGCCACGGCCTCCACCTGTTGAAGTTATAGTAGAAAATATAGAATTACCACCATTTGGTGGGCCTGCATTTGGTCTTGTTCCACCAGCTCCACCTCCACCAACAGTAATAGGATAACCTTGAACAGAAACTGGTAATGTAGTTGTTGCAAGAGGACTATCAGAATAAGATCCATCAGAACCTTCACGAAACCCTCCGGCTCCACCTCCTCCTCCAGCTCCATTTAAACCATATGTTCCGCCACCGCCTGCTCCAGCTACAACTAAATAAGAAACACTATCAGATCCACCTGCATTCCCGGCATCTGATACAGTAAATGTTCCTGGTCCAGTAAAAGTGTGAATTTTGTAATCACCTGATGTTGCTACTGTACCACCTGTAGCGGCTACATATGCAGCATTAACAGCTCCTCTAAATTGACCCATTCTTATCTGGCCAGAACTTGGTATAGGGCCATTTGGAGCAGGTGAGCCTGCTGGCACAAAAGATCCACCAGAGTAGTATTCTGAAAGTTCTATTGGATCAGTTCCACCAAACTCTGTTTGAATATCTGATAATTTAGGGTTGCTAGGGACAGCCATTATCTATTCTCCTTATTTAATTTTCTCATGTTATTACTATTTATATATTTATAATAACTATTTAGTTAAATTTTCTACTTTATCGTTTAATTTCTTTACTGCTTCAATTAATAGACAAGTTAGTCTATCATATTTAACTGCTTTAATACCATCGGGTCTTGTTGCAACTGCCTCTGGTAAAACTTTTTCAACGTCTTGAGCTATAACTCCGACATCTTTTTTTCTAATAAAGTAACCATCTTCACCACCCTTTTCATCAATATAAGATTTTTTCCAATCAAATAAAACTCCATTTAATTTTTTAAGTGCTTCGATAGGATCAGGTATATTAACAATATTTTCTTTAAGTGCAATATCTGAAGAATAAAAAGCTGTTACATCATTTGTTGCTCTTATTTCTCCACTTGTTCCTGATGGTGCAGTACCTACTCCTAATGAATCAGTTTGAATATCGTTAGTTACATCTAAATCACCTGTTATATTTATATTACCTGTTCCTGTTATATTGTTTGAGTTTAAATCTAAACCTCCACCCAACTGAGGACTTGTGTCTTCAACAATATTATCTATAGCATTTGGATTAGCAGTAGCACTTGTTGCTATTGTATCTAGTTTAGTTCCATCTGTACTAACATCTCTACCATCTACTGTAAATGATTGAGTATCTAAGTTACCACCTAATTGTGGTGTTGTATCTTCAACTACATTGTCAATAGCATTTGGATTAGCAGTAGCATTTGTTGCTATTGTATCTAATTTAGTACCATCTGTTGAAACATCTCTACCATCTACAGTAAAAGATTGTGTGTCTAGGTTGCCACCAAGTTGTGGTGTGCTATCTGTAGAAACATTTAATGCGGTTAATGAAGCACCATCTCCAGAAAAAGATGTTGCTGTGACTGCACCTGAAAAGTTACCATTTACAGCACTTGATATAGAACCACTATTAATAGATAATGTACCATCTGTAATAGTTGTAGATGTTATACTAGTCGCACTTGATATAGAACCACTATTAATAGATAATGTACCATCTGTAATAGTTGTAGATGTTATACTAGTCGCACTTGATATAGAACCACTATTAATAGATAATGTACCATCTGTAATAGTTGTAGATGTTATACTAGTCAATCCTGTTATTGTTGAATCTAAAGATATTGTTAAAGTATCAGTTGCAGATACTACAGCAGAAATACCACCAGAACCAATAACATTTAATGTATCCGTACCAGATATTGTTTGAGTTGTTGATGATGAATCTCTTAAAGTAAAACTAAAAGTGCTACTTTTAGCTTCATTAACAGCAGCAACTACTGATGTTTTATCAGTTGTTGTTAAACTATTTAAATCACCAACGTCTGTACCTAGACTATTAAACGTGGTTCTAAACGTTTCTAAAGTATCTGATGTTGCTACACTTCTTGTTGCCATGTTATTGTGTTACCTTTTTTAGTAAATCTTTAATTTCTCTTAATTCTGCCTTTAAACTATTTATTTCTTTTACAGCGTTTCTTATTTCATCACCTTGTTTTTCTCTATCTCTTACTCTTTTCATATATAATGAGTATTCAGTTTTGTTTGTGTGTATGATACCATTTGATCTTGTATCTCTTACTAAACTTTCAAATCCTTCTACTTTTAATCTACTCATGTTATACTGCTAAAGCAATCCCTCTTAAATCTCTAATAATAGGTGGATATGATGAAACAGTACCTTTCATTACTATTTTAATTTGAAAAGAGGTAAATGTGTTTAAGCTACTTGCTGAATATTTGTATTCTTTAAATGTATTGTCATCTTCAGCAGGTATGACTGTTGTATCTTCGGATCCATCATCATTAAAAGCAATCCAACCTAAATCATCAATTTTTCTGTCTTCTTCAGCACCTGTCAATCTAAAATATACCTCAACACTTGAAGTTGCTCTAACATTTTGAGTCAATCTAACTTCTAATGATGTTGATTCATTTTCTAGTGTTACTGGTTTAGTTACATAAACGGCCGCTGAGGATGTTCCTGATGAAGTAGTATCATCAACAAAACTAGGAGTGTTACCTAAAGTTGGTTGATTTAATCTGTTTTGAACAGCAACCATACTCATTCTAGCCGTATCTAAATACGGAGATAAGTTTGTACTAGTTGTTGACAATGATAGATTTACAAAGAGTGATTTATTTCCAGACATTTCGTTTGTTTGATTAATATCACTTGCCACCATACAAGGTGTTGTGAAATAAATGTTATCACTAGGATTAATTGCTAAAGCATTTGTAACTGAGGTTAAAGTAAATTCTGATTCTGAACCATGAACTGATTTACCTGTTGTAGGTCTAATACTATAAGTTATACCAGTTCCAGGAACTGTTAATGTAGCTAAATTAATATTTGCCACATCAAATAAATTATTTTGTGTTGCTGTTACAGTTGAACTACCAACATCACCTGTAGCGTTTGCTGTACCAGCTGTTGCAATATCATAACTATCTAAAGTTATATTTGAAATACTTGTATATGTTCCGTTAATAGCGTCATGTGCTATGCCGTTATATGTTCCTGAAGCAACGCCAGCTATAGTAACATTATTATCTGTTCCGTGCATTCCATGATTTTTGTGGAATACTCTAATTACGCCTGAACTATTTGTTGTTCTTAAAGGATTATTTTTTAATGTTTTAACTGGATTAGAATCATTGCATAAAGTAACTGAACCTGTAACATTACTAAATTCAGCACGATTAATTTTCATTTTAATATCTTCTAATTGTTCAGCAGTCCAAGTAGAACCATTTTGTGATTTAAACATGACACCAGCATATGGTTGCTCAGATATTGTTCTATCTGAACCTACTTGTGTATCTCCTACTCTAGCCACCCACATATTATAATTATTTGTGTTTGCTAATAGACATAAACAGTATTCTGTTTTTTCTTGTAAATAAACTGGACTATTAAATGTAAATTTGGTTGCTGTACTAGCGTCATCACTTATATTGACTTGACTAGGATTTAAAACAACTTCTCCAAAAGGAACAATTGTACGAGATGGATAACCATTTACAACTTCTCTAATTTGAAGTGTAATTGGAATATCATCATCTTTTGATTGAGCAAATAAATCCATGGAAGTAATAAAGGCACCGCCATTATCATCAACCATAAATGTTTGAGCAATAGGATCAATCCAATCAATAACTTCTTGTGTTGTTCTTGTAGATGATCTTGTTTGATTTCTTGTATCGTTTACAGTTTGTCTAACGGTTACAGCTTCTCTAGTTGAAACAATTGTATTTTGTACAGTTTCAATAGAGCCTCTAGCCGTATAATCGGCCTCTCCAGCCGTTTGAACATCTGTAGTTGAGTTTGTTACTGAACTTGTTAATCTGAATACTCTTTGACCTGTTCTCCATCTAGGATTTGAATTATTTGTAGGATCAGGAATAGCAAAAGTACCTGACACTGCACCATTAGAGTCTGTTACTAAATTACCACCTAATGAACCACTATCAGGAGTTACATAACTAGCTACATCAGTCTCATCAAAGAAAGGATAAACTCTAGTATTTGGTTTTAATCTTGTAGCAGTAAAACTAACTGTTCTACTTCTAATGAAAGGTATAAAGGCAATACTTAAAACTTTATCACCTAACGCTGTTCTTACAACTTGAGGAACAATTGCCGTTCTAATTCCTGTTCTTGTTTGTTGAACTTGTTGAGTTGATGTAATAACATTATCTCTAGCATTTACCAACCAACCTCTAGCGCCTCGACCTCTCCCAGCAACTCTGTTGTGAGTTCTATGAATATTACCTCTTGATACTGTTTCAACAGGAGCACCAATCCAGTGGTCTTGCCATTCGTTCCAGACAGTATTAATTTCAATACTACTTAAATTAGGATTACCTAAAGCGGCAACCATTGTATCAAAACTACCTTCTTCATTGACTAATAAATCTGGCACTCTTTCTGTTTCTTTCCACTCATCTCCTGGAGGATTAAGTGCTATTGAACCTGTCCAAGTAAATATATTGTATGGGTTTACATTCACAAACTTACTAGCATAAGGTTGATCAATAATTGTAGTTTCTGTATAAGGTAAAGTAATTAGATCACCTGTTTTTTGATAATTCGCAGCTGTTCTATCTGCTGCTAATATTGTTGTACCATCATCATCAGCTTCTATTAATTGAATTGATTTCTCATTAAACATTGGTCTTAATTCACCTTTGGCCATATCCATAGAAACTTTATAATCTAAATTACCAGCGTCACCTATTCCGTGACCTGTAAAATTATCTACAATAAATCCATTTTTAAATCTATCAAATCCTTCAGCGTCTTGTATTTGTAACGATTGAGCGTTAGCTTCTAATAGTGAAAGTTGAGTATAGTATTCTACAGTTTCAATTCTTTTTTCTAAACGACCAATATCTCTCATTGTGTATCGTTTGTTATCTTGTCTTTGCACACTTACATCTTTTTCATCTAAAGTATATGGATTTAAAAACACAGTAAATAAATGCATAGCACCATCTAAACCTTTTGGTATTTGAGGTTTTAAATCACTAGAACCTTTTACAACTTTAAAGTTACCTTCTTTATCTAAAAAGATTTTATCAACTCTTGGTAAATAATATTCAAAATCACTTGAAACATTTGAATTGAATTTTACTACATTAACAACTGAACCACCTAAACCATCAAATGAACGATCTTGTGTTCCTGAATTAATGGTTGAAGCGTCATCAACTCTTGGTCTAAAGTCTAAAGAATCTCTTAAATCAAATACGTCACCTGTTGTGTCGGAAGTGTAACTTGGAATATTCTCATAGTCAATTACCCCTGAATATGAATCTACATCAAAATAATCACCAGCGCCGTGTGAGAAATAATCAAAATCTACAAGTAATCTACCTGTTGGTGTTAGTTCACCCGTTTTTAAAACTAATCGGCCAATGTCATAAAAATTATCTCTTTGACCTGTATCTAAAGTAAATCTACTTGTAATATCTGTATCTGAAACTGTAGCAACTGTTGAAAAATCTGCTGCCATATAAACAGCGTTAATAACATAAACATCTGCTTTTGCTAAACCAATAACACCACTCTCTATAATAGATTGTGTTGAAATAGCAACTGTTGAATTAGAGTTTAATACTTTTTTCTTTGAATCAGAGATTGAAACATTAATTGTTGCTAATATTTTTACAGTATGACTGGCATAGTTAGCACCAAAATCTAGTGTTAATGTTTTACCAGTTGGTGATCCACTTGGAGTAAATATTGCTGATCCTTCGTGGTTATTACCAGATAAACTTAATACATCACCAACGGCACCTGACCCGCCAGCGCCTGTAGCAACTATTGAAACAACAAAATCTTTTTCTGCTAAAGCACTAAAGATTTCATTTGAACCAGCAGTAATTGAAATATCACCATCAGCTGATAAATCACCTGTAAAGTTTTTTCTAATTTCAAAGTTAGTATCAGTTGAACCAGAGTTTGATGTTGTTTTTAAAGTTTTAATTCTTTCGTTAGGTAATTGAAAAATAGAAATATTTTTATTTGAATCTTGTAGTTTACCTCTATTTCTAGTAGCAATTGTTTTTGTTGACACATCACTACCACCAACAGCTGTTGATAATTCTAAACTTGTATTTGAAGTAATCGATTCAATTAATCTAGTGATTGATGAACCAGCGTCTGTTGTAAATGTTATACTATCACCAATTTTTAATTCAGTATTGAACAAAGTACCAAAACCTGTAACAGTTGTACCACTATTTGATACTGATATAGAACCAAATACTTGCCAATTTTCACCATAAGTTGAATCTAAAACTGTATCAGCTGTGTAAGTAATTAAAGATCCACCTGGCATTCCAATTTGTTTAACTTGTGGGAAGTCAAAACTAGTTATACCACTAAAACCAACAGCGTCTGATTGAATAACGGCAGTATTACTTGAAGTGCCACCTGTAATTGTTTCACCTGTACTAAAAGTACCTTGTATGTTTGAAACTACAACAACACCGTGTGTAGCTGTTGCTGATGTGAAAGCCGTAACATTTATAGCAGTTGTTCCGTCTGTATCATATAACTCAAAAGTAGTTGAGTTTGGATTTCTAACTGTATAAACATTTGATGATTGAACTACACTATCTACTGAATATGTACCAGCAAAAGTAACTTGTTGGCCTTCTACAAAGTCATGGCCACCAGAAATTGTTACTACACCAGGACTAGCTGAAGTAAGACTAGTTACAGTTTCACTTTCAATTGCTGTTAATGACTGAATAGTAGCAGTAGCACCTGAAGTGCCACCAGTTATAACTTCACCTGTTGTGAAAGTTTGGTTTGTAGTAATATTAATGTGAGTAAACATATTAATATCGAAAAGATAATGTCTGTAAATTGCTGATGTTAAAGAACCGCTAGCAAAAGTATTACCTGAAGCTGTACCAGTTACATATTCAAAACCTTTTGATTTAGCACGGCCAATTTGAGGAACATTTACACCTGAAGTTGATTGTTCAGTACCACGTGCAGATGTAGCTGTTTTATATAAGTTAACAGCTTTAAATGCCTCTACATCACCTGATACCAATCCAATATCTGGTGAGTTATAGATATTTGTTACATTGACAAAGTTACCTACATCAAATCTTGTATTAAAATTATTTTGTGTATTAAATTCTCTAGCCTTATCAATATCAACATAAGTTGTACCGATATTTTCTAATTCATAACCTTTTACATATGATTTACCTGGCCCAATACCAGCAGCTAATTTTGTAGTATCGCCACCATCTATAGCTGTGTAAATACCTCTATTTGTACCTGATATTAAATGTTCTCTAACATCCAAATCGTATTGTTTAATAGAATAGTCACCTGATTCGTCAAATGTTCTTCTTGCTAAATTATCTTCTAATATATTATAATCGGTACTTCTAACTTGGTTTTGTCTAAATCCATTTTCTAATCTTAATAATTCAATAAAATTATTGTCTTCAGTTGTAGTTAAAGTCTTTTTAGCTAATGTTAATAAAATTTTAAATCTGTGAGCTCCTGGAGCATTAACGTTTGAAGAACCAGCGGCGTTATCGTTTAATGTTGTATCGTCATTAGGAGTAACGTAAGATTCTGTAATTGTAACACCAACTCTATAGCTTGGTGTATTTGTATATTTGTCAAGTATGATAGTTTGGTCATCTACAGATACATAAAATCCGTTTATGTAATAAATACCAGCAACAATAGAAGCAGCTGAACCAGTTGCTGTAGTATCTACTACACAATTGATTGTTGTCGGTGTACCACTTAATGTAGCTGTTCCTGTTAAAGTTTCGCTATCTGTAAAGGCTATTTCTGTATTTGAAGTACCTGAATCAACATATTTAACATATAAAGTATCTGGATCAGTACCGTCTGTATCTACAGTATTTACAACTCTACCTTTTAAACCTGAAGTGCCACCTGTTATTTCTATACCGTTAAAAGAAGATAAAGAAACACCACTATCAATACTTGATAATTTTACAGCATAATAGTTTACATCAAAAGCAATCTCGCCTGGAATGACCATCGCTCCTTTTTTAAAGAAGTGATCACCAGATCGTTCTATCTGATTTTGTAAGATTGATTGTGTCTGTGTTAATTCTCTCGCTTGAACGGCAAAACCAGGTCTGAAAAGAACTCTATGGAACTTTTTTGACTCGGTAAAGTCATCATAATAAGGCGAGAGGTTAAAGTCTGTTGGACTTGGCATTAAATTATCCTCACTTTATAATTTTTGTAATATGGTAATTTATTATTTGCTAATGAACTCATATTACCTCTACTTAATTTATTTTCTCTACAATAATTTGCTAAATTATTAATTTTTAATATTATACCATTAGGTTCTGTTACTTCCCATTTTTTAGTCCATGCTATTTTACCTAATTTAGATAAACTCATTTTATTTTTAGTTTTTATATCTAACTTCACGCCTTTTCTTGGACTAGGTCTTCCTAATGCTTTTTGTCTTATTTTCTCTTTTGTTTCTTCACTATGTATATGAATTACTTTATCACCTTCATTCATATTGTAACCATTTTTATAACTATCAAACTTTTTAATATAATACCTCTCTAATAAATTGGCATTTTCTGATGTATCACATTCATTAATTTTTTCTATCACAAAATTATTTAAACCATATTTTTTAAAAGCTTTATATAGATCATATTTATATCTTTTAGAATCATTTTTATGTTGTTCAAATCTTGTTTTGTAACCTCTACAAGTTTGACCTATATAAACTTTTTTACTGATATTGTTTTCAATTTTATAAATGTCTATCATAATAATTCATCAGAATTCTATGATTAACTTAACATTCTCAGTTTGATCGGACGCTCTTGTAATTGGCGATCTATTCTCAATATATAGTACATCACCCGCATCTTCATCAATTTCACCAGAACTATAACCACTAGCAAAAATAACACTATCTACCGTTGTTGATGAACTTGATGGCGTTGCTGTTGCTGATGATGATTGACCTGTAATAGTATTAGTACCAGAAAACGCTGTTTGATTACCGTTAGCGTCAACACCTTCATCATTAAATCTTGTTTGTATATAATAAAGAATATTATTTGAACTATCCCATTCTACGACTTTACCGACTGCGCCAGTAGTTGCTTGATTAATTTCTTCATCTGCTGTAAATGTACCACTTGGACTAGTTACTAGTACAGCTTTTGTTCCTCTTAAAGTATTTGAAGATGCAGCAGAACCACCTGATTCTGGATCTCTCATTAAAGCAACTCGTCTAAAATCATTTGCTGTTGTAAAGTCACCAGAGTTTGATGTTTCGCCTGCTTCAAAGTTAGTGTTTAACATTACAAAGTAACCACCTAATTCTATTAAAGCATTTTCACCGTGGCCGCCTTTAGGACCAATGATAACATCTAATTCAGCACCTGTTAAACTTGTAGCCCCTGCTGAAACTATATCAGCGTTTCTTATGTAACCAAATGTATAACCTGTTCCTCCTGCTGTAACTGTTACTGCTGTTACAACTCCTGATGAAACTGTAACTGAAACTGTACCACTGAACCATCACCTT